GCTGACAGCGATGAGTTGCTGGCTACGATGAAGCTGAAGAAGGGTTCTTTCGCTAGCATCACGACGGCGTCTGCTGGTGAGCATTCTATCCCTGTGACTCCGCGTCTGCCGGGTACGACTTCTCTGCCGACTGATCGTGTGTCGCCGCTGATGATCATCTCTCGCATGTCTCGTCTGCTGGATCAACAGAACGTTGACTCCAATGGTCGCTTCCTTGTGGTTGACCCGATCTTCGTGGAAATGCTGAAGGACGAAGACAGCCGTCTGCTCAACAGCGACTTCGGTGGCTCTGGTCTGCAGAACGGTCTTGTGCTGAGCAACCTGCACGGCTTCAAGGTGTATGTGTCGAACAACCTGCCTGCTATCGGCACCGGTCCCGGCACTGCTGGCACGGCTAACCAGAACGACAACTACGGCATCATCGTTGCCGGTCATGAGTCGGCTGTGGCTACTGCTGAGACCATCACCAAGACCGAAACCTATCGCGATCCTGACAGCTTTGCTGACATCGTTCGTGGTATGCATGTCTACGGAAGGAAATTACTGAGGCCGGAGGCTATCGTTCGCGGAAAGTACAACGTAGCGTAGTAATGTGGTAGACTGAGCGAATGACGACTCCACTTACTCTCCGTGATAATCATCCGTACAAAAACGGAAGAGAATGCAACGGATGTGGAGTCTTCAAATTAGCTTCTGAGTTTCGTCTAGAACGTGACGATAGGGCCATTGGCGGCATAACAATGCGAGCACAATGCAACCCTTGTCGAGAGCATATCAAGTGGAAAAGTTTTATTGTTCGAGCCTACGGGATTAATTCGGATGAATATTACAGGATGCTTGATGAACAAGAAGGAAAGTGTGCGATCTGCAAATCCGATCATCCAAACTCTTCACGGGTTGGTAGCGGAAAATTGTTCATCGATCACTGTCATGATACCGGTAAAGTTCGTGGACTTCTTTGTTCAAAGTGCAATCACGCAATCGGACTACTAAACGACGATGTTGATATTTTGCTCTCTGCAATTGAATACATAAACTCTCGAAAGGAAATATAATGGCTGCTGTTCAATCTCTTCGTAATCGCGCCTATGTTGTGGAAAAGGATGTGTCGCTTGCCGCCACTTCTGGCACCGCCGTAGGCATCGCTGTGGGCGCTGGCACTCTGGTGTTGGCTGTCGGTTTCCAAAACTATACTGTGGTGCCTGATATCACCACGTATACGATGGACATCACCGATGGCACCACCGTATTCGCCAACGACCTCAACTTCGACAACACCGCTGCCAACTCTATCAAGATTGGTACCACGGCTGGTGTGGTCGCTGCTAACGACACCATCGACGTTGTGACTACCATCTCTGGTTCTCCCGGTGTTATCGCTGGTCGCGTGTTCGCTATTGTTGTTGATGTCAATAAGGATTGGGCTGCTCCCGGTACTGTTGATCGCGACACTCTGGCTTAAGCTGTGTGTTAACAACAGAGACGGTGGCTATGCTGCTGTCTCTGTTTTTTTTTGTTTTAGGAACATCATGGCAATTACATCAGCGGTTTGTAACAGCTTTAAGCAAGAATTGTTGGGCGATCTAGACACTGATGTAATCAAGATGGCGCTATATACGAGCGCTGCTACGTTGGGTGCTAGCACTACGGCATACACTACCAGTAATGAAGTGGTAGGAGTAGGATATGTTGCCGGTGGCAATACATTGACAGGCGCTACTATTTCTTTGGATGGCAGTGTTGCCATTGTAGATTTTAGTGATACAACGTGGAGTGATGCAACCATCACTGCTAGAGGTGCTATACTCTATAACAGCAGCAAGAGTAATAAAGCCATTGCTGTTATTGATTTTGGCGCAGACAAGACGTCCACTAATGGCTCGTTTGTTGTGCAGATGCCTGTAGCTGATGGTGCCAATGCCATCATCAGAATTAATTAACAAAGGTAGTAAATATGGCTAATTCACTCTATCCAAAATGGAAAGAAGCGTTGCTGCAGAACAGCAGCAATTCTGCGCTTACTGGCACAGTGAAGGCAGCGCTTGTTGACACTGGCACCTACACATATAGCTCTGCACACGAATTCCTCACCTCGCTTACTGGTGTTGTCGGTACAGCGCAGACGATTGGTGCTACGAAGACGTACACCGATGGTGTGTTCGATGGTGGTGATGTCACCTATACGGCTGTCACAGGCAATAGCGTTGAAGCTTTGGTGCTGTATATTGACACTGGCACGGCTGGTACGTCTAGGTTGGTGGCATTTATTGACACAGGTGTCACTGGTTTGCCGGTAACGCCTAACGGTGGTAACATTTCTGTTACTTGGAACGCTAGCGGCATCTTCGCGCTGTAAGGAATAGAACATGGCTGACAATGTAGGATATACCCCCGGCTCAGGCGCAACTGTTGCCGCTGATGATATTGGTGGTGTCCTGTATCAGCGGGTCAAGCCAGTGGCGGGGGTGGATGGCGTTGCAGTTGATGTATCTGATGACGCTCCCCTGCCCGTAGCTGACAAGAACTCCGGAAATCTGCTGGGGCGCATCCTGCAGATGCTGATGGCACCGCTGGGCTATGACAAGAGTTTGCAGCGGCAGCGGGGCACGGTGTTGGTGGAGTCGGGTACGGTAACCACGGTAACCACGGTAACCACGGTAACCACAGTCGCTGCCGTCACCTCTTTGAACAACATCGACACCTACAACGCCCGTATGACTGTGCTTGATACCAACCGCACAGCTTGGGCGCAATGCGTTCGTAGCTGCATCACCTGAGATATACATATGGCAAACACATTCAAGAAGGTCATTGACACGCTGGTGTGGCGGCAAATTCCGCCTATGCCAAACGCCCATGCTGCTGCGGTGGCGGTGTGTAGTGATCTGCGAAATGACATCTCTCGTAACCCGTTTGTGTACCAGTTGGTATCAGCGGCAATTCTCAACCGCTACAACATCATCACGAAGGGGTCTGCGTTTGCAGCGAACCCCGGTCTTGGCGGCACGTTCGGTGCTGGTGCAGCCACGGCGTTTGTTCCTTCGTTTGGTCTTGTTGGCACGATTGCTGCGGGAGCAACGACAACTTCTGTGACGCTGACCACTGCGCTGCCTACCGCTGTTGGCGTGAACATGCTCGCCAACCGTGGCGGCTCGGGTGAGTACGGGTACAAGCTGCGCATCATTGACAACGGTGCTGGCGGGTCTGGCAAGACAGCAGAGCGATACATCACAGGCAACACCGGGGGCACTACGCCAACGATCACGGTGTTGTCGGCATTCGGCTTTACGCCAGTCAGCGGATCGCGCTACGAAATTGTTGCGGGCCGAGTGGCAATGCTGTCAGCAGGTACGCTTGCTGCAACTTCATGGCGTTCGTTTGAAGTTGCAACGAATACGCTCGCGTCAATGACGCAAACCAACCTGCCCGCAACCATCGGTACGGACTCAAGCCTGATGGTGCTGGATGAGCAGTACGTACCGTACAACAATTCTCCCGGCGACGGAATGATCAAGGGGGCGTACAACTACGACACTGGGGTTGTTGCTCGCTACGCCCTCACAGCCACAGCCACGGCAGCAGGCACGCTGACGGGTCAGGCCACGTTGGGCGATGCGGTTGTGCTTGCGAACGAGTACCGCAACTTCCAGATTCGAATCGTTGAAGACACGACCAACGTGACGGCGGTGGGGCAGCGGCGCATCATTGCCAGCCACACAGCAGGCGCAAGCCCTGTTTACACGCTGGGCACCAACTGGACGGTTACACCCTCGGCAACGGCTAAATACGTTATCGAACTTCCTAATCTGATTCTGCTGCGCTCGTCTGCAACCACCACGGTGTACACCTACAACTACACCGACGCCACGATTAACAACGGCACCAACAACATTGTTGCCAACGCTTGGAGCACAGCGTACTTTGGTGCGGCTCCTGCTGCGAATGCTGCTGGCGGCATGTGGGCACCGTCTTGGGGGATTGAGCCCGACCAAAACAGGTACGGTCGGCAGTCGTTCTGCTACTTCTTCCGAGGCGGTGCAGCAACGCTGGATGTGCTGGACATTGCAGGAGCGATCACGGGCACATGGACGGGTGCGATTGTTTATGACGGCTCCCCCGGTGCGCTTCCAACCACGGGGTCGGGTGGGTGTTACAGCCCGTTTGACAACGAAGGGCGCATGTTCTACATGAACCTGTATACAGCCTCGCAGATCGGCCAGATGTATCGGTTTGACGTAGAGAACCGAGTGCTGTCTGCGTTCACCCCGACAGACTTCTTGCAGACAGGCACTGCAGTGGTGGGGAATCGAATGGCTGCTTACTGTGCCATTGACGGCACAGACACTTATGACACGGTGTTCTTGCAGTCGCATCTCTCCACAGTCGCGCAGGAAATGGTGGTGCTGGTATGAGCATTTCCGAACTGATCCAGCTTGTCAGTTATAAACTGGCTGCACTGAACTCTGCGCGTGCGTCAGCCGCTTCTATTGGGGATTTGAATCAGGTGGTATCGCTTGACGCGCAGATTTCGCAGACGCAACTGACGCTGGATCAGCTAAAAACTCTGGCATAAAGCATGCTGCTTACCCTGCTCCAAAGCGCCGGGGCAGGGCCTTCCGCGCAAACACTCACTCAGGCAGCGCGATTTGACAACGCTCAAGCGTTCTATAGCCCTGTTGTTGCAATTGATAGCAGTCTTGTTCAAGTAACAAGATTCGACAACGCTCAAACTTTCTATAGCGCTGTTGTCTCGCCTGTTAGCAATGTTGTTCAAACGGCACGTTTCGACAACGCTCAAACTTTCTACAGCGCTGTTGTCTCGACTGTCAGCAATGTTGTTCAATCAACAAGATTCGACAACGCTCAAACTTTCTACAGCGCTGTTGTTGCAATTGATAGAAATCTTGTTCAGACAGCGCGTTTTGATAACATTGAGACTTTCTACAGCCCTGTTGTCACGACTGTTAGCAATGTTGTTCAAGCGGCACGTTTTGATAACATTCAGACTTTCCATAGCCCTGTTGTCGAGACTGTTAGTAATGTTGTTCAAACGGCGCGTTTCGATAACGCTCAGACATTTTACGCAGCTACAGTTGTATTTTTCAATGCGTTACAGCCATCATTCGTCAGCAATACGCAGACGTTTTATAGTGCCACAGTTGCAGCGGGAACAGTATCGCTCACCCCGTCGATTGTCACCAACAATCAGACGTTTTATGCAGCTACGGCTCTATCTGTCATTACACTGGAGCCGCCATTTGTCAGCAACACGCAGACGTTTTATGCACCAGATGTTCTTCGTGGAACAATAACACTACTTGCTGAACGATTTGATAATGTTCAGACATTCTATCAAGCGAATGTTAGACTAGACGAACTTGTTGTTCTATCCGGTGTTTCTGCAACAGCAGCCGTTGGAACACCGACATTTTCTCTTGATTGTAGATTTGCAGTTACAGGAAATAGCGTAACGTCTTTCAATGGGAACGTTGTTGTAACAACAACCGTGTTCTCGTATGATGCTAATGCGTTTGATAAAAACAGAATTGTTTACGTTGAAGCGAAGACACCTGCAATTGCTAGGTATGTTTATGTTGAAGCTCAACCAAGAACGCTGTATGTTGAACCAAAATCGACAGCGCGAACAGTTGTGATAGATAGAGACATTAGACAAGTGTATATAAGCCGTGGTACAACAAGCAAAGAACGTACAGTAGATATAGGAACATAATATGTCGTTTAGATGGACTAATAAAGACAAAGACGAAGTGTTGGACTACAGCGTTGATTGGTCACGCTGGCTTGGCGCTGCCACTATCTCTAGTGTGTCATGGTTTGTTGATAATGATTCTGGTGTCAAGACAGCCTTTACTAATGGTAGTGTAGTGAATGGGCTACAAAATGTCACAGCCACCAACACAAACACTGTTGCTACCATCAATTTGGGACTCGGCACTAATAACATTGAATACAAAATCTATTGCCGCATTACAGACAGCACTGGTTCCATTGCGGAGCGTACAGTGAAGCTTCGTATCAAGGAACAATAATGGCATACAACTATCTCGAAATCACCAATGCCCTGCTTCGTTCTTTGAATGAGGTGGAGCTTACTTCTGTTAATTTCCTCACCTCTAAAGGCTTCTATGCTCATGCTAGGGATGCTGTCAACAATGCTCTTCGTGACATCAAT